CTAAGGTGTATAGCAAGAGGAAACTTTTTGGTTGCTGGTGGATCAGGTGGTGGAGGAGGAAATGCTGGAGTTGGTAGAGGATTTTCAAACAAAGGATCTTGGAGTTCAAATTATCCTCTCAATGATGCAGAGTATAATAGTGGTTCGACATCTGGTGGAGGACCTAATCCAGCAGGTGCAAATACGTGTGATGCTAATGGAACATCTTCATATGGTAATGCAGGAACAGCAGGAAATCCTGGAGGTGACTGGGGTTCCGATGGTGCTGGTGGAACAAAGGGTGCCGCAATCTCCGGATTACTATATAAGATTGTTTCTGGTGATATCGGCAGTGGACATTTACAAAGAATCAAGGGATCGAAATAGTAAGGAGTTTATGCTATAATGAAGTTGTCTCAAGTTGTTTTTCGTTTTATTGATGAATTCTTTATTCAAGAAGCACAGGGCAAAGAGTTTCATGCCTCTCCCTCATGTCAGAAGGAAAGGTGGGAAATCTGCTCAGGTTGTGAACATTATGATGAAGAGGAAAAAGGATGTAAGTATTGTCATTGCTATTTGCCCAATAAAATAGCAGATCCCTGGGGTGATTGTCCATTGGATAAATGGATCTCAAATTCAGAACAATGGCACGAAGAGCACTATAAATTTATTAAAGAGAAGTTAATCTCAAAGTATCCAGAATTAGAAGAGTATTTGAATGGAAAGGATTGAACTCAAAGGAACATATGAAGATTTCATAGGATCATACTCCTGCATTGCTGATTCAGATTTTTGTAATGAAATCATTCATACATTTGATTATTATCAGAGTATTGATTCTGTATATTGTGAGGATCAACAGTTTGATAATTCTAATGCAGGAAGATTCGACTGGGCACTTGATTTAATCAATATGCAACAGTCAATGAAAGGACAATCATCTCAACAATTGAATGAGATTCTTAAGTCATGTTTAGAAGAGTATACACAAGTCTTCGGACATATGAAACAGGTGCCTTTATATTCATTGTCACAGAAGGTACAGAAGACTCCTGCTGGTGGTGGTTATCATGTTTGGCATGATGAGAATAGTGGACTTGATCACTGTTCAAGAGCATTGGTTTGGATGTTATATTTGAATGATGATTATAAAGGAGGAGAGACTGAGTTCTTGTATTATAAGAAACGTATTCAACCAGAGAAGGCAAAGTTATTGATTTGGCCTGCTGGTATGACTCATGCTCATCGTGGAGGATTAGTTTTGGAAGGAACTAAGTATATTGTAACAGGTTGGTTTTATTTGGGAAGATGACACAAAATCAAGAAGAGTTTCCATCATTATCGGAACAAGGTAAAAATTTAGCAAAGTTCACCGTCGAAGTTGTAAAGAATGTACTCATAACTTCAGACCCACAAATCTATGCTTCTCATCAATTACAAAAGGAAAGACTTGATACTTGTAAGACGTGTGAGTATTATAGTGTAAGGCAGGAACGTTGTAAGCATTGTGGTTGTTGGTTACAGCATAAGGTTAAATTTGAGGCTGCCTATTGTCCGATTCAAAAATGGTAGCCAATTATACCAAAATAGGTTAAATTTAATTAAAAAACATAATAAAAAACTATTATGTATTGTTAATAACATTCTCAATAACTACTTACTTATTGAGAATGAAGATCTCATAAAGGATCTCATAAAGACCTCTGAGACTTGTGTTTAATGTGCTATAAATGCCTCTGAGACTTGTGACCTTTGCCTGCGCATTATAGCACGAGACCTTGCGAAATGTCAACCCCCCGAAAAAATGTCACGAGATCTTTACAAAATCTCGACGAGACATTCACAAATCATCATAATTCTCGACGAGCATCATATATACATACACGAATCTCGACGAGACCAGGCATCATACTTGCATCTTGTCGAGATTCATGCTATAATCATACAGTACTCACACAATCTCGACGAGCATGTACGACGATTACGATCTCGACTACACATACAGCAACGATTATGGGCAAGATCTCGACGAGTATGCACAAGATGCAGACATTGACGAGGAGTACACACGAGATGGGCAAGACTACGAGACACTTGCATATCGTCATTATGCATGATATAATGTAGTACACATCGCACAGGGGTTCTTATGGTCACACAGAAACGCCTACTTACTGTTACATTAGACATCATGTGTTATGATGATCTAGATGTAGAACATATGGACTGGAAAGAGTTATTAGAACTCGAAGGTACTGAGGAAGTCTATTGTAGCATCAAAGAGTATGATCCGTTCTAGCCTTGTGCCAGTTTGAAGATTGGATCTCATTCTCAATAGTACAAGACTTATTGATTCTCAATAGTAGAATCTTATTGAGAATGAGGACAGTCGAGAGACTGGCACAGTAGAGGTTGCATAGTGTGCGGCCTCGTGATATTCTACATTCGTGGTTGAGACATTCTCTACATTCTCTCTCACCACGAAAATATTAATGAAACTCTTTGCCTCTAAGTTCTACCAAACTCTGGTGCTGAATGTTGCCACGATTGCTGCAATTGTCGTGGGTTTGTATCAGTTTGCAGTTCGTGCCTACGATGAGAATCAAGGACCAGAAAAGACTCGCAAGGTGATTCAAACCGTGCTGCAGTTCGTTAATGCAATTGAGTCACAATTGCAGGCAGTTGTTGATATCGATGTGCCAGTCGTGAAAGTGGCACATAAAACTACCAAACGTCGTTAAGATCTGATATATTACATTCGTTACTGAAACACCAACCAAATGAAGATTATCTACACCCGACAGAATGTCGATGGCAGTTATGATCAGTGTGGAATGAACAATCAGCGTTTGACTAGTCACTACAAGACAACTTCGGGGTTTCTTCGTTATGGTATCCCGAGCAACTTCTATGGTAACACTTTGAAGTTGGAAGTGTGGTATGGTGATAACATCTACCGCAACCCTGATAAAGTGATGTATGTGACAGTCTGACTAGTGGCACAAGGGGGGTTGCGGAATCCCCCAATCCGTTCTACATTACATTCGTACCTGAGAAAACCACTCAAATGCCCGTGACTCTGCAAGTAAACTACAAAGAAGTCTTCGCAATTGAGACTGTTGAGTTCATCGAAGAGAACTGTGTTGAAGGTGAGTATGATTTAGATGATGCTCTCAAGTTTATTGATGAGCACAATGAGTCAGACTTCGTTGCTTATTATGATGAGTATGTTCGTGTTGGTGAGAATATTGGTTATGATGTAGTTGATGCCTTTATTGAATATCACGGTGATGTTTCGTATGTTGAGAATGTAGAAGATGCCTATCGTGGGTATTATTCTGATGAGGCAACATTTGCCGAAGAAGTTATCACTGAGGTTTATGGGTATGATATTCCTGCCTACGTAGTTGTTGATTGGCAGGCAACCTGGGAACAGAATCTTCGTTATGATTATGATTTCGTAGATGGTTACGTATTCTCCAGCAGTTTCTAACACTTAGTGTAGGGGGTGTGCCGGTTCAGATACTGGCACAAGACCCCTTGCAAAATCCCCCGATCCGTTCTACATTACATTCGTACCTGAGAAAACCACATGGAAGATACACTCTGGTCTGAGATTGCAGACATGGATGGTGAAATCTTCGATATGGAGATTCCTGAACTTAAGCAAGAAAAGTTCGATTTCAATGAGTACCTCAACGCAAACTACGATTACTGAAACTATGGAAGTTCTAGAACTCAACCAAGACGACATTCAGGCACTGCTTACTCTCATTGAGTTTCATGATGATTGGGATGAGGTGAGTGAAATTGTGGGCACAAATGTTGCTCTACTCTATGATAAAGTTGCCGCACTTCGTACCTACTGATGACACCTGACACTCTCAACTTTACTGGTGATGGTATCACCTTCCTTGGTTTGATTGGTGTGATTAGCACCGCAATCATCGTGGTTTCAGTATTTCGTTCCTTCTACAAATCACCTCTGAACAAATGAAGTTCCAAGTTACCGAAATTGAGTTTGATTTCACCACTGATGATCTCAACAATCTTCCAACATTAGGTTATCAAGAAGACATCACCAATGACACAATCGGTCAAATCTGGGATGCTGATGATGGAGATGATTTAGTTGAAGAGATCACATGTGCCACTGGTTGGTGCATCAAGTCCATTGATTATCGTCACATTCTTTCCTGAACCTCCAATGACATAATGTGCCACTTCAGATACTGGCACACTGACCCCCTGAGACCGTCCCTTGACCCTGTAGGATAAGTAAGAACCAAACGAAACCAACTCAATGACTGACACCATCAAAGAGTTTTTTACCGAAGCAGAATGGGATCTGATCTATTCTCTGGTTGGAAACAATCGAGAGTTCTGTGAAGATACTGAAGAAGATCCCGTGGAGGATTATGATAGCATTGTAAATAAGATTCATAAGTTATTTGAACCCGAATCCATCGAACCTTCCTGAACCTCCAATGACTGACCTTCGTTATTCTACTGGTGAGGAACTTGAACAGTTCCTCTATGAGAAATGCAGGCAAGATCCTGACTTGCTTGCTACCATCATCAACGAGTATGTATGCTCTTTGAGTGATAACAAACTGATTGAACTTGAAGACTTTCTCACTAACAACTTCGGAGACAACTGATGACACTCAACAAAGAACAATTCTCCAAACTGGTTGAGAATTATGCCAGTCACATTATCGAAGGATTATCTAATGATTCCCTTGAATTGATGGTCTTCGATCTACTCACCCGTGAGTATGAGACCTATACTGAAGAGCAGATTGTTGGTGAGATCGAAGAACTTTATGGTGAGGAAGTTGCTGCCGATTTGTTAGAATCAGCAACTGATGTGCCAGTTGCCTAAGTGTCCACTACGGGTTGACTTTCCCCCCAACCCGTGCCATACTTAACAAGTAAACAATCAATCCTTACGAGGAGATTACAAATGACTAAAACTGAACAATTCATTCAAGCACTTCAATCAGTGCCCCAATCTGTATACAAAGATTTCACAGATCGTGCCAAAGTTGTTGCACTCCAATACCCTACTTCTTTCGGTATTGATTGCTTTGCACGTGGTGAAGGTATCGAATACGGGTTTCTGCAAAGTGTAACAGACTACATCGATTTGCAGGCAAACGATAAAGGTCAGGCAAACGATCCTGATTATCTTTTTGCCGGTAACATTCTGACTGATGCGAAGACACAATGTGGCGGACTGAAACCACAACAATCTGGTAAGAAGTTGTTTTATACTAACCAGTGGGATATTCAGAAGAAGGCACAAGGTGCATCTGAGTTTAAGTCCAAGGCAGATTCTTACGTGTTGATTGATCCTCACTATGCACGGATTGCCGTGATTGATAGTGCAGTATTCTACACCAAGAAGTTCACTCAAGGATCGGCACGTATTAGTTTCTCCGTGAAACCTGAAGAAGTGACTATGATTTATGATGGTGCAGATTCTGTGCTTGATATTAAAGTGGCACACAATTCCAGGGATATCTATCGGGCAATCTGGGAGAATGCAGCAACTCACGTTTAAGATGTGACAGTCGGGGAACCGTCCACTGGTTCCCCCATTCCCCCCGATTCCGTGCCATACTAACAGCATGAAAAACACACACCTACAACACCCCGAAGATTCTATCCTGACAGGTGATCTGTCAGTGTTAGACTGGTTCGTGAATCCCGGTCATCTCAGTGTTAAGATTGATGGTGCCCCTGCTATTGTCTGGGGCACGAATCCTGCAACGGGTAAGTTCTTCGTGGGCACCAAAAGTGTCTTTAACAAAGTTAAAATCAAAATCAACGAATCACATGAGGAAATTGATGCGAACCACACTGGCGAAGTTGCAAACATTCTGCACACTTGTTTTGATTGCCTACCTCATACAGACACCGTTTATCAGGGTGACTTTATCGGGTTTGGTGGATCTGCTGAATACACCCCCAACACTATCACCTATCAGTTCCCTGAGGTAATTGATCAGAAAATTATCATCGCACCTCACACTTGCTATTATGCTGAGACGGACCTACGTGATGCTGTAGCAATGCCTGATCGTTCGATCTGGACTGATACTGAGACCGTCAAGTTTGTGCAACCTACAGCATCAATCTTCGCAGGTGCTGAATACTTTGCCGACCTTAAAGATGTCTGCAAGTTTGCTAAGGTGATGGCACTGGGAGTTGAGTTTGTAACTCCTAAAGTTTCGGCACAAATTCAACAGCAACTGAATGCCTGTATTCGTGAAGGTCGCGAAGTGAATCCTGATGACTTTGAGAATCCCAACCTGATCAGTTTCTGGAAGTTGGTGAAGTCTATCAAAGAGGATGCAGTCTATCTCTGCCGCAATGATGGTCCTGCTGCTTACATCAATTACAACCGAATTGATGCCGAAGGTTATGTGATGACCAATGAGTTCGGTATGTTTAAGTTGGTCAATCGTGAGGTCTTTAGTTATGCTAACTTTAACTACTCCCGGTTCCAGTGTGCCAGTTGACAAGGTGGCACAAACCCCCTTGTGGTTCCCCCCAAAACCTGCAATACTTAACAAGTCAACCAAACGGAGCACCTCATGCGTAAGATCGAATCCCAAATGAATGCTGCCATCACTGCCAAAAGTGATTGGAAGTCTGGCAACACTGAGGTTTCTAACATCGACGGTGTGAGTTTTGTGTTCCTTCACGGGAATAAGATTGCAGAAGTCGGTGATAACTTTGTGAGGTTGTTTGATGGTGGTTGGCAATCCAATACCACCAAATCCCGTTTGAATGCTATTCTTCAGGGGCACGGATTGCCCGGTGAATGTGTATTCCAAAAGCAGTGGACTTGGTTTGTTAATCTTAAGACTGGCAACGGTATTGCAACTGTTCCCTTCTTCTCCTCCATGCGTCTGGCATAACATCAAAGAGAATGGGATGCGCTCTAAAGACACCCTCACTCAAACCACACTATCTAACACTCACTCATGACTTTTGAAATTGCATCTGCCCTGCTGAATCGTGCCACCAATGGTAACGATCTCCTGCGTATTCTGGAATCTATCGCATCGGATGAGCAGGACCAGGGGCAGGAGATCCAATTCTAAGACTGGCACACCTGTCCCCTTTGGGGGGTTGGGTTGCCTGTAGGATACGTAAGAACCAAACGACCTCCCCCCCCCATGACCAGCAACACCTACAACGGTTGGGCAAATTACCAGACCTGGAATGCTGCCCTCTGGATTGGCAATGATGAGTTTCTCTACAATACTGCTAAGGCATGTGTTGAGTACTGCGGCACCAATGAGACCCCATGGGCAAAATTCGTCCGTTGCATGACTGATGGGCAGATCGGACGGATGCTGGGGCAGACCCGTGATGGGGTGAAGTGGAATGACCCCGCAATCGATGAGGCAGAGATGGTTGAGATGATGGCAGACCTTTAGGGGTTTGCCCCCCATCCGTGCTACAATTAACCCGTACCAAACGACCCGAACCCATGGCACTCTACAACCAAGCATCCGACCTCGCAACCCGTCAGACCGTATGGATCGGAACCAAGGTCAGCAACCTGCCTAAGTTCAATGGCACAGAATGGGAATTGAAGCAGGGGCATCAGGCAAACTCCCACACCCGCGGATGGCAGGATGATGGGTTGCCCTCTGCCGAACTGGCAGATCTGCACACCCCCTGGCAGGGATGGGTCGGTCCCGGTCACCGTTACTATTGCAACCCGGAGGCAGGTCGTCGGTCGTTCCTTGCCTGATGCACTCCCTACCCCCTGCCCTCACGGGTGGGGGGTTCGTGCTATGGGCACCCTATTCGTTCGTGATTTGACAGTGGCCCCCGTGCCTTAAGGGGTGCGGGGGTGCCCGCCGTATATAAAACCCATGGGTCCCCGTAGGCTATAAAGTCTTGCTTTTGCCATCTCTTTATACTTCGAATATAAAAATTTTTTTTACTATATAAAAAAATAAAATAAGTTTAATAGAAATGAAAAAAAATTCGGCAGAAATTTTTCAACCCCTACAAGTCGATCCAATTTCGGGTGAGTACTACTTAGTGATTCCTGAGCAATTTGTAAATGATCTGTCTTGGTATGAGGACACTGAAATTAAAATAGAATTATCTGGATCTGAAATTATTCTTTCAGAAAAGGAGAGTTGACAACGTATAGATAATACTGTATGATACTGAAGTAACTACAATCAATTATGGCTAAAGGATTTACTGTAAAGGCAAAAAGCCCAACCCCATCAACTCAAGGAGAGGAATGGGATTATGATAAAGCAAGGGAACTTGTAAGAGGCAAATCTATTGTCTTCTGCCTACCTGGCAGAGGTGTTTCTTATACTTACCTCAAAAACTTTGTACAACTCTGTTTTGATCTTGTACAATCAGGAGCAAGTATTCAAATCTCGCAAGACTATTCATCGATGGTGAATTTTGCAAGATGTAAATGTTTAGGTGCAAACGTTTTGCGTGGACCTGATCAGATTCCCTGGGATGGACAACTGAAATATGATTGGCAACTTTGGATTGATTCTGATATTGTATTCAATACCAATAATTTTTGGCAACTTGTTCTGATGGAACAGGATATTGCAGCAGGTTGGTACTGTACCGAAGACGGACGTACAACATCTGTAGCACACTGGTTAGAAGAGGATGATTTTAGAAATAATGGTGGAGTCATGAATCATGAAACCATTGAGAGCATCTCTAAGCGTCGTAAACCATTCACCGTAGATTATACCGGATTTGGATGGGTTCTAATTAAAAATGGAGTTTTCGAAAATTCCGAAATGAAGTATCCATGGTTTGCACCGAAGATGCAAGTCTTTGATTCTGGAGATGTTCAGGATATGTGTGGGGAGGATGTATCATTCTGCCTGGATGCAAAGGAAGCAGGTTTTGAAATCTGGTGCGATCCTCGTATCAGAGTTGGTCACGAAAAGACAAGAGTTATTTGATACAATGGAAGATCGTTACAATATTATTCGTAATGGAAAAATATTGCATTCAAATCTTACAGAAGAAGAATACTTCAATGCTATAGAGGATTTGGCAGATGAATTTTATCAGTCAGGTTCTCTAAATCCAAATGAAATTGAAACTGAAATTTTGACTAATACTATGGAGAAAACTAATGGCTAAGCGTGCATCATTATCTGGTAAAGTTGTTATTGAATCAAATCCGAAAAAGACTCGTCAAGGGGCTGGTTCTCATACGAAGTATGCTGCAACTTCTCGTAACTCATCTGGAAAAAAATACAGAGGACAAGGTAGATAATTATCAAAGTGGGTACATGTACCCACTTTTTTTATGTAATAAATATTTTTTTATTAAAACTATTACCGAATTGGAAAAGTTTTCAATGGGCAGGCACCTATTATTGGAGGTGTATGATGTTAAATACAATCTCATTAATGATGCAATTGCTCTTGAAGAAATAATGGTTGGTGGAATTAAACGTGCCGGAATGACCATTCTAAACGTCTTCCAGCACTGTTTCATACCTCAGGGGTGTACTATAGTCATAGCACTCTCTGAGAGTCATGTATCGTGTCACACATGGCCTGAGGAAGGTTGTCTGGCAATAGACGTTTATACATGTGGTGAAGGAAATCCGAAATTAATTGCAATAGAGTTGTTAAAATATCTTAATTCTGATAATTATTCTCTTCGGGAAGTAATTCGTTAAATATGCATAGGAGATAGCAACCTCCTTCATAAAAGT